GGATAGCAGTTCGCACCGGGCCTTGTCGTAAGGGTTAAGCCTGCGAGGCCGAAACCCCGCAGGCTTTGGTTATTCTGAGTAGTCGTAGGATATGGTGTAGATTTCGGTGGGTTTTCTGTTTTGTGCGAATGCTATGAATATCAGCGCTGCTTGCATTGGTGTAAGCCATGGTGGAAGGTTGTTGATGAGGTTTTCTGCTGAGTCCATTGCGTCGATTGCGTCAATGTTAGATGGGTACCAGTTTTTTGTGTATGCCATGGTTGATAGCCTCCTTTGAGATTTTTGGGATGTCTCAGTGGAGATAGGCCAGGGCACCCTGTCAAGGGCGGGCCCCGGAAAAATTTTTCGATACGGGATATGACCGAAAAAATTTTCTGGGTGCCCTTGATAGGGTGCCCTGGCCTATTATCATTAGGACACCCCAGGAAGCGAAAAGGCCTTTCCGGTAGCAGCCGGGAGAGGGCCGCAGCCCTCGGGGAAGCCACTTAAAAGAGCGTCGCCCTTCGTCTCCGGGCGACGTTCTTCTCTCTGTGGCCTCTGTGAGGCTCTGGAAGGGGATTTAGCTCTTTCTGGTGTCCCGATACTGCCTTAGCCCCTAGGATGCGTCCTAGGGGCTGTCAGGTGTGCTCTCGCGGCTAATTGTATCTGCCGAGAAGGTAGTCGGTTGTTGTGTTTAGGGTTTGTGCGAGTCTTAATAGGATTTCTAGACTTGGTTCGTGTAATCCTCTTTCGTATCCGCTGTATACTGGTTGGGTTATTTGAACCTTCTTGGCTATGTCTTCTTGTTTTAGTTTTAGGTTTAGTCTACGTTCTTTTAGTCTGTCTCCTAGTGGTTGCATTTATATCCCTGCCACATTTTCGCGCTTTAGTGCGGGGCAGGGGAGGCCGAAGGTCGGACTTGAAGGGGGGGCTAGTATTACCCCCCCCCTTTTTTTGTTTGTTCGAGGTTTTGTTCGATTTTCTTTGTAATTTTTGTAACTATTTGCGGATTTTTTTGATAATTGATATTGTGAGCCAGATGACTAGGAGAATGCCTATAATTGCTATTAGAATTAGGGCGATTCGGCAAATGATTTGTCCGGTAACGAATTGGATTCCTTGTATTGCATCCATGATTTTTGTGTCCTTTCTTTTTTAGGCTGTCTTTTTTCCGCCTTTGGTTCCTATTAGCCAGTCAATGGAGACTTCGTAAAGGTCGGCGAGTATGCCTAGGGTTTCAATGTCGGGTTCGCGTCTTCCGGCTTCATAGTTTGATAGAACTGGTTGTCTTATTCTTGTTTCCTCTTCAACGTATTTTTGAGTAAAGCCCCACTCCTCTCTAGCGTGTTTTAGTTTTGATGGGAATCCTTCTTTGTACATGGTTTTACCTCCTTTGATTTCATTATGGCATATTTCACAATGGAATAGTATTTCATAATGGAATGATTGGTTAATTTTCCGATATTTCAAAATGGAATGTTTTGTGTTATGATAGTATCACTAAAGGTAGTCGCTAACCAACACAATTATCCTCCGTCCCCGGCTACCAGAAAATATTAGGAGGATGGCAATATGACAGCAGCTGAGAAAAAAGCCTTTGACGATTTTGTGCAATATGTGGTTGAGCATATGGTTGTCGAGGCCTCAGAGCAAAGCGATGATTGGCGGGAATTCTACTGGCACGTTTACAGGATACACCCTTTATGCAAGCATCTTTACTATGGTTGTCTTTCTAGTTGGGGGGTGTAGCCGTGTATTGTACCATGTTTACGGACAATACGTTTCTGCAAACTGATGTTCCGGGTGTGTTGGATGATTCTTATGCTTCTTATGAGGATGCTTTAAGGCATTATTTGTTTATGTTAGTTGAAAAGATGGACAATGCGGTAGGCATAAATTTTGCGGCGGCAGTGGTAGAGGAAGGCTCTCACCTTCATGTCCATACGATTTTCTGGTCCGCAGTTCCAATCACTTTCGCCTATACGAAAAAGATGTTCCCGCATATCAGGTGGGATGATTGCAAGAAGCGGCTTTCAGCTAGTCTTGACTATTTACACAAGCGAAATGGTAACGAGGAAAAAGGCCACACAAATAGGTCACAGGTTGTAGAGTATGGCGAATACCCTGTTGTTATTGATGTGTCGGTCCCTACTGAGTGGGTAAATTTTGTAAAGGCGGGTCATACATACGTGCAGCTGATTGAGGCTTATCCAAGCGCCCTCGGAAGAGCGTGGGGCTTGAAAGCATATATTAACGAAATGAGAGGTAACGACAATGCGGGCAACAATTCAGGGCAACTACATCGGCCAGCAGCGGGGCAAGAGCAAGGAGGGCAAGGACTATGACTTTGTCGAGGTCCTTTCAGGCAATGAGGTGCTGCGCATATCCGGCTATAACCCCGGCGCGGCCGTCAAGCATCTGGATAAGGTGCAGATTTTGTGCGATATACGGCGGGCGCCAGAAGCCGGATATTATATCAACCTTGTGAAGGATTAGGGAAAGGAGGTGTAACCATGACTGGGTTTAGCATGACGGAGGTCATCGCGGGCATTCAGCTGGTCTTGGCTGACATTACGAGTCAGTTCACGATTGCGAACATTGCGTCTATCATCGGCATTGTCCTCGGTGCGGTCGTCGGCCTTTTCCTGTTCTGGTGGGGTGTGAAGTGGGTCGTCAAGAACATTTCGCGCGCGTTCACCAAGGGCAAGCTGAAGATCGGGTAGTTCGGGGCGGGCTGCGGGAATGTCCGCGGCCCGTCAATTTTTTAGGAGGAGTTATGGAAAAGCAGCGTGACGAATTTTACATAGATGATTTATGGCCCCGGCACATCATGCGGATTGATAACGGTATTCGTTCGTTTGTTTCCTGGCGGCGGTGGCTGGCGGCGCATCCCGGATATATGCATTCGGAGGGTACGATGATTTACTGTGGGCCCCAGGGCTCGGGCAAGACCCTTTCCTCGGTGCGGTATCTCATGTCCCTTATGGAGCGGTATCCCCAGGCCGTGATTTGTACGAATGTTGGCTTGACGAACTTTCATTTTAATGCTCATGTGGACCCCGATGAGCCTGCTGGTTGGGCATATAATGCAGGATTGGAAGAGGAGCTTGTAAGGCCTATCGTGCAGTACGACGGTCTGGATTGCTTGAAATTTCTAAGCAATGGCTATCAGGGTGTGATTTATCTCATAGACGAGTTGCACCTGGAGCTGAATAGCTTGGAGAGCAAGAACATCGACATCGATGTCATGGTGGAGATATCGCAGCAGCGCAAGCAGCGCAAGCATATCATAGGCACGAGTCAGCAGTTTATGCGGCTGGCAAAGCCCTTGCGGGAACAGGTGCGGGATATTGTACTTTGCCGCTGTCTTTTTGGCAGGCTTCAGCTGAACCAGCTGATTGACGGCACTACGGCTGTGGAGCGTGATGGTCACCTGGAAGCTGAAATACGCAAGAAGTCTGAATTTTGGCATACCCCGGCTATGTATACTTCGTATGATACCTATGCGAAGATGCAGCGGTATCAGCGGGAATGGCAGGGTCGGGCAAGGGTGGATACGAATTATCGTCAGGAGGGCGGTATAGATATAGTGACGAAAAGGAAGGTGAGAGCATGACTGAATTGATTGGCGTATTGGCTGAGTTCGTGAAGGTGGTCGCTGGCGTGTCTTTGTTCCTGGGCATTTCCTCGATGCTGGTTGGGATGTTGCTTGGGGCCTTTACTGGCCGCAGTGAACGGGGGCGGTTCTTTTGACAACCAACGCGCAGCTGATTGTTGACCAGGTGCTTGCGGGCTGCGAGTATAAGCACTACTTTGCCCGGGAGGTTTATTACACGGGCACGCAGAACGGGCCGCACGTCATCATTTACCTTTCTGATGAGTTGCCCGTGTTGATTGGCCTGAATGCCGTTTGGTGCGGTTCCGGCGTTCGGGTTGAATGCTATACGAATATGACAACCAATGTCGGCGCTCAGCGGTTTGTTGTGGCAAGCTTCGGCGGCGGCAACATTATTTGGGGCGCGCAGGACCTGGTGCTCAGTGACTGCCGTTCCAGTCTGATAGGAGGTGTACAGTATGATCTTCCAGCTGCGTACAATACCCAAAACGTTCGGGCGAATATGGCGGCGGCTGCCTCGGCGGTCTCGCAGGTATTGCTTACTGTTTTTGTGCTTATTGCTCTGTTTGGCTCTTTTTTCCGTAGGCGCTAAGGCCGCTGTTCCCGTGGTGATAGCTGAATTCGACAGCAGCGAACCGGCGATGTTGCAGGGCTTTGATTCTACCACAAACAACGCCAATACCATAACCGCATCTATGGGGCAGGATGATATATCCGCTGTGCAGGGTGTAAATCAATTGGCCGATGTGGGTGGTTGGCCGGCACAGGTGCTGGTGTATGGGATTATGAGGAACGGTTATCCCGCGCAATATTATGGGCCGCAGGTGCGCTGTGAGTATACCTATGAATTGTCCTTGGGCCAGTTGTCGGCGGGTGACGATTACGTGTTCTCTGTAGGCTCCATGTTCGGTGGTATCCGTCCGTTGAGTAGTGGTGATACGTTCGCGGTCAATGTGTATTTCAAGCTCTACAGTGACGCTGTGCTTGTCAGGCAGTCGATTCTTTATGAGAGCGAAGAATATGCGTACCCGAACTTTATGGTGTTTCAGACCTTTTCCGATGATTTGGTTTATGAGTTTATCGCTCCTGACGGCTATTGTCATATGGAGCTTGTGGTTGAGTTCATCCCCTGGAGTGCCAGCAGGCATAACAGCTTGAGCGGTCCAATGACTTGGCTCGGCTTCGTGGGTGCCCAGGTGCTGTACATTACTCCTCCTGACCTGGATGAGGAATTTCGGGATGAGCAGCGCGGATGGTGGGCGCGGCTGCTGGCTATGCTGGAGGATATATGGGAGGCGATAAAAGGTATTCCTGAATTCCTTGCCAATCTGCCTCAGATGATTCTTGACGGTATCAAGCACCTGTTTATTCCTGAGGATGGCGAATTGCAGGAGATTGTGGATGATTTTAAGGAGTTTGCCGAGGGTAGGCTTGGGTTTGTTTCGCAGATATTTACTCTGGTGCCTGATGTGATCGGCCAGATGGTGGACGGCGGGGATGATGGTGATGTGATTTTGACGTTGCCTAAGGCTGAATTGCCTGATGAGTTCGGCGGTGTGACGCTTTGGGAGGATACGGGTTTTAACCTTTCGAAGACGGTACGGGATTCAAAGGCTTTGTCTATGGTTTATGACATATACAAGGTTCTGGCGTCGGTGCTGTTGCTGGGGATGCTGCTGCGGTACTTGTATAAGGTTGCTGAGGATATTCTTGGACAGCGAGGGGACGGTGAGGATTGATGATAATTGTTGCCTTGGTGAAAGCTTTGTTCGGAATATTGAAGTTTTTGATGTCGCCTATTAATCTGCCGGATTTGCCTGTTCTCGATGATCTTCAGCAGCTGCTTGGGTATATCACGACCATGGCATACAATATGGTGTACTTCATATTGCCTAGGGGTAGTGTGAAGACGCTGTTCACGGTTTTGATTGTCGTGATAGCTGCGAGGTATTTGTATTCTTTCATTATGTGGGTTATTAGGAAAATACCGGGTGGAATGCAATAATCCGGCGCGGGGTCCCCGCAAGCGCAGCGCGGGGTGCGCCGGTTTGCGGGGGTAAAAATGACTGACGCCGAAAAGCTCCTCGCCATCGGCTCCTTCATGAACAGCGAGGCAATCCGCGTGGAGGACGATTTCAAGGTGATGCTGAGCTACCGGACAGGGCAGTACCGCAATGTGGACCAGCTGGACCTGCTGGAGCTCATCCAGCTGATGGACCGCTGGGAGTATTTCAGGGAGCTCGACGCCGCGATCGGCGGCGTTCTCTACGGCTATAACCGCAGGCGGGCCCGGTGGAAGTCTCTTGACAGGAAGCCCCGTTAGCGGTATACTGGAGGTATCCTGAGGAAAGGAGCGTGTAAGGTACGTGTGCGAGAAGGGCTCCAGGAGCCCCGTTCTGCCCTAGACTTCGCAAAACATATCTT